GTCCACCACATTGGGTGGGAAACGGGTACCAAAAGTCCCGAAGGTGATTAATCCTATAAGTCACCTGTTGCAGGGATATTTGATCCCTGAGAAGAAGGTCCTCAAAGGAACCTTCGCGGAAATAACGTTTAACGTTATTAAGCTGTATCACTTTTGACACAGGTAGGTCTCCGAGAGACCTAGGTTTAAAGGTATCAACTTTAAACAAAGGTAAAAGGAACCTTCCTTTTACGGGATCTATGAAAGATCCAGTGACCTTCTTTTGGGTCACAACTATATAGGAGTCCTCAAGCTTGGGGACCCTGAAGCTTGCTTCACAGAAGAAAGCTAACCTTCTAGAGATGAAGGTGTCAGATTCAGATAACCTGAATCCATATGACTCCATACGGGATTGAATTGCCCTGAGACCTTCAACAGGTCCAACAGGGATTCTCCCATCGGAGCCAAACAGGGCGACTAATAAGTCGTCCCCCTTAACCCGAAACCAGAACCGGATTCGGGTATCGTGGAATGTCTCCACGAGAGACCTACGAACAATGTTGTAGGTCATATAAGTCAGAATTGACTTAGTGATTGGGTTCCCCATAGGGATTCCCCTTACGGTAGTAAACTTAGTACCGTCCTTAAGGCAAATTCGAATCTGCCTCGTACCGATATCTTGTAAAAGATCATGGTACCAAGGGCTAATCAGCCCTTTGTTCCTACATAACTTTAGGAACTCCGATACCACCCAAAAGGGTGGAGAATCGGTACTTTCTGTCAAATCTGACAGAATGAAGGAGTAATTTTCTTCTCCCATTGGGAACTCTTGGAATGCCCGGAAGGCATCATCGGTTCCTCGGAGACCATTTCTGGTCTCAGGCAGCTCTTCTAGAGCTGAGGCTACCATTTTTGAAAATGGAAACTGAAGCTGCCCAAAGGCGGCTTCGGCACAGATTAAAATCCGTGCTTTACCCCTCTCTTTTATAGTGAGGAGTTTTCCCCAGACGAATGGGGATTTTCTTCTTTTGAAGAGATACTCCCGATAACATAGGGAGAATACGACTCTACTAAAATTAGAGCCGAAGAAATTTGGGAGGGAAACTCCTCCCAATTTAACCCATTCAAGAATGGGCTTTGTCTCATCGATTAGACAAGACTTGACTCGGAGTGGCCCAACGGGGCCATAGCAGTCATAGCCATCGATAATTTTATCGATGTTAGTATCCAATAAGGATAGAATGTGACCAAATCGGCCGCGTTTCTTACGAGAGAACTCGTAAGTAGCAGACCCAGAGACAGAAATCGCTGGGTAGCGATGCACCCGGATATCAGGTGTATCATCGAAGATTTCTCTTCGAGGAGGAATGTTACCATCGGTAACAACTCTGATAAAATCAGAGATCTTCTCTTTTTCAAGAGAAGAGGTGGCTAGGGCAGTTGACCTAGTCTCACAGAGGGTCGCAACCATGCGATCCATTTTGTCATCCTGGTGGGAGAAGAACTCCCGTATAGGATGGTTATTGAGGTAGGAAATATCCCTACCGGCGGTGGGCCAGTTTGACCCTCCGGAGTAGTACTCTTTACGAAGAGCCTTTCTCCAAGTCTTCAAAGACTTCATAACTCCTGTTTCGGAGCTATATAATTGCTGCATAATGATTGAAGATGCAGCTTGGTCACAAATTTTGTAACCAGCACCTGAGTACCACAAAGATGTGATAACCAGGTCAGGGAAATCCAAGAGTCTTTGGAATTCCACGGTGTCCATATTACAAATACGGACTCTGGCGCCTGAGGACAGGCGTTTAAACCAGTAAGTCGACTTCAATAGAAGTTGAAATCTCTTGTTAAACGAGAGATATTTCCACTTTGTGGTACCAGATTTGGTCTCACTGCGTGGAACATTGTCAAAAACATTGACAAAATAACCACCACGGGGGTGGTAGGTTTTCAAAGAACCAGAAGATGGTTCTTTCAATCTGTTGAAGAGATCTTTCACTTCCAGATTGTTCTTAGTTTCTCCTTTGAGAAACCAAGGTGACCTTAAACTAAAGTCACATAGCTCCATGTTCGGAGCTGCACTTTCGCTTTGTGATCGTGCAGGGCCCCTACCGACCCAGATGAATCTGGTAAGCGGACAGAGGTCCATGAGAAC